ACGCATGGAGGCCGGCTGCGGCGTGTGTCACAGCGCCGTGCCTGGGCGCGTCTGCCCCTCCTGTTACGTCTGCATCGCCTGCCTACCCAATCACGACGACTGCTGACCCCCTCAACCAGGGGGTCAAGTGATAGGGCCCACCCTCGTATTCCCCTTCGTACAAACCCGAGGAACCGTCCATGAAAGGTTACAAAGCCCACACCGTGAGGGACCAGATCCGGTTCCTCGCGAACCCTGCCCGCCTCCGCCGCCCCGCCTTCGCAGTCATCAACAAGCTGCAGGACTTCACCCCCGGTGAACAGATGCTCGGCGCCGCCGTGGCCCTGATCGCCATGTGCCAGGGCGCGAACATCAGCCTGCATGACGTGCTGACCACCGCTGGCAAGGTGTTGGCCGACACAGAAGGGCCCTTCACGTCCCACGTCCAGGCCATCCGCGACTACGCACGGCATGAGATCGCTGGCGGCGAGGAGTACCGGCAGTGAAGTACAACGCTGACAAATCAGCGTTCCCCACTGGCGACAGCTACGGCCTGACCAAGCGCGAAATCTTCGCGTTGGTCGCCATGGTTACGGCCAGCAACCCTAACTGCGCCGACGAAACCAACGCGCGCTTAGCTGTAGAGCGGGCCAATGCGTTGCTGAAGGAGCTGGCGAGATGAGCACCACCGCACTACTCGATGGACCAACTGGCCCGCGCTTCCAGCGCACCCGACGTCGCAACATCGTGCGCTCCTTAGAGCGTGTAGCGGCAAACCTCACCGGCTGGCAGAAGCTCAGCGCGATGACGACCCTCGCGACGCTGCTCGACATCATCAACAACCGCAGCCTGACCAGCGCAGAGAAGGACAGTGAGTTCGAGCGGGTCATCAACCTACTGGAGAAGAAGTCATGAAGGCCGCACTGCTCAACCTCGCCCGTGAAGAAGTGATCGCTCACGGCCACGTCCTCGACCCCACACGCCAGCGGCTGCGATCCCTCGGGGTCGATAGCGCCCAGCTGGAGGCGTACCTAATCAACACTGGAGCGAACTAAATGGAAGTCAAAGTACAAACCGATACGAAGGTGATCCTCTCGCTCAGTGAGCACGAGGCTGGCCGGATCATGGACCTGTTGATAAGCGCCACGTCATTCGAGGACGAGGATTGGGCTTGTGAGTTGCACAGCACTCTCGACTCGCTCGGCGTTCACGAGGTCCTGGCACCATGAAGCTCACCAAAGGCACCCTCAAGGTCATCGTCACAGACGGCGAGGCAATCGTAGAGAACGCCAAGCGGTCCAGAGCTGGCGGAAAGATCTTCGTCCCACCGTACATCATCTACGAGTGGACCGAGGAGTTGAAATCCTTCACCCGCCTGTACGCCTTCGGTGTCAAGGCGAAGACCCTCAACACGCGCTACTCGCTCACCACGTTCCCGTATGCGTGGGCACCGCGTGACCTGATCGACATGCGCGCGTGGCTCGAAACAACAGACGAGCTGACTCTCGTCACCCAATACACCGAGGCAAACGACAATGGCTGATAAGAAGCCTTCCATCAAGTTCATCTCGCCGCGAGGCGTTGCGATTTTCCCGAAGCTCAACAAGCCTGACTTCAAGTTCAACGCTGCTGGCGAGTACCGCGCCAAGCTGCGCATCACCCTGGCCGACATCCCCGAGGAGCTGATCGCGAAGCTGACAGAGCTGCGCGACAACCTCGTGAACGAGACGAAGGCTGCCCTCACGAAGAAGAAGGACATCGCCAAGGCGAAAGCCATGACGGTGCTCGACCTGTTCAAGGACGAGACCGACAAAGAGACTGGCGAGACCACCGGCTTCTCGCTGTTCAGCTCGAAGATGGTAGCGAGCGGCATCTCGAAGAAGGACCAGAAGCCCTGGTCTCGCGCCCCGAAACTGTTTGACGCTGCGGGCAAGAAGCTCAGCGACAAGAAGTTCATCTGGGGAGGCAGCGAGCTGAAGCTGGCCGTCGAGGCGATGGCGTACTACATGCCGAAAGACAATGAAGTCGGCGTGGCGTACTACCTCGAAGCTGCTCAGGTGTTGAAGCTCGTCAGTGGTAGCGACAAGGACGCGGCTGGCTATGGCTTCGGTACTGAGGAAGGCTACACGGGCGAAGAAGAGTCTGACGGCAATCCAGGCTTCGGCCCCGACGACGAGTCGAAGGCCACGAGCGACGCCAAGTCCGGCGACGACTTCTAACCAACAAGTTCCTCGGGCGCTACGGCCCGGTCCCGGTGACGCATTACACATAGCGTCATTTGGGACCGGGCCGTTTGCGTTTGTGGCCCATGCAATTCCAAGAATTCATACCCATCGAGCCGATTCCCTGCCCCCGTCCGCGTGTTGCGGTTATACGGGGCCACGGCGTCGCCTACTACCCAACGGCCTACAAGAAGTGGGTCGAGGCATTCACCTTCTGGTTCAGCCAGAGGCAGATCTCAACTCAGTTCACCGGCCCCGTCCGTGTTGTTCTCAGCATCGACGTCCGCAAGCCACGAACCTCGAAGCTCCTCATGCCCGCACCTGACGTAGACAACTACGCCAAGGCCGTGCTCGACGGGCTCACGAAGGTCGGCGTGTGGGCGGACGACAAGCAAGTCAGACAGCTCACCGTCTCAAAGCGGTGGGCACCCGACGATGAGTTCGTTGGCATCAACATTCAAATTGAGGAGTCACCATGAGCAAGACCCAGAACCAGCGCGTGTTGGATCACATGATCGACCACGGCTACATCACCCAGACAATTGCCGGCAACTACGGCATCCGCCGGCTGGCCTCGCGCATCCACGACCTGACGAAAGAAGGTGTGACGATCACGCGCACAACCAAGACCGACGATGCTGCCGTTCGCTATGCATCCTACTCGCTGAAATACGTACAGATCGAGTTGAACATCCGCGCACAGGGCGCCGGCTACAAGTTGGCGTCCCAGCCTGTGAAGCGGTACGAGCTGCTGCAGCGCGCAGCATGATCTATCTCCTCGGCCTCATCGTGCTGTTGATCGTCGGCGCCGTCTCGAAAGAGAAGACGCTGACACACCGCATAGCCGTCGCCCTGGACATCCTCACACTGTCGGTAACGTGGAAGCAGTACGACGTCACGATCAGTTCGTGGTGTGGCATGGAGATCCGCAAGGGTTCGGCCGGCAACAAGTTCGGCCGCGCCCTCGGGTGGTGCCTCAATCACCTCCAGGCGAACCACTGCGAGCTAGCCATCCTGGCTGACTTGGAGCGTGCGCAGTCTGCTGCGACGTACCTGACCCTCGTGTCCGTCCGCCACATCCCCGGCCAGTAACAACAAGCCCCCTTAACCGGGGGCTTCTTTTTGAGGTAACCCATGGCTGACGACTCCAACTTCGTGCAGCACGTCGAGTGCGAAGCCTGTGGCAGCTCTGACGCCAACGCTCTGTACGACGACGGCCACACCCACTGCTTCGCCTGCGGCAAGACCAAAGGCGGCGGCACCCAACCAACCACGAGGAAAGCACCCATGAGCACTGACCTCGTGACCGGCGAAGTCCGCGCCCTACCCAAGCGGAACCTAACTGAGGAGACCTGCAAGCACTGGCGTTACACCATAGGCGAGGCCAACGGCAAGCCTGTGCAGATAGCCAACTACTGCGACGACAGCGGCGAGCCCGTTGCGCAGAAGCTCCGCTACCCCGACAAGACGTTCAAGTTTGTGGGCGAGCCGAAGAAGGCTGGGCTCTACGGGCAGCACCTGTGGCGCGACGGCGGTAAGATGTTGGTCATCACCGAAGGCGAGATCGACGCGCTGTCGGTCTCGCAGCTGCAGTCCAACAAGTGGCCCGTAGTTAGTGTGCCTCACGGCGCACAGGGCGCAGCCAAGGCTATCGCCAAGCAGATCGAGTGGCTCATGAAGTTTGACAAGGTCATCTTCATGTTCGACGACGACGAGCCTGGACGCGAGGCCGTGCAGGAATGCGCGCCGCTGCTTCCCCCAGGCAAAGCGTTCGTCGCCCGCATAGCTGGCTTCAAGGATGCCAACGAGGCACTGCAGGCAGGCCAGGGCGCCAAGGTGATAGAGGCCATATGGGGTGCGAAGGAGTACCGGCCCGATGGTCTAGTCGAGATCGACGACATCATTGAGGAAGCACAACAGCCCGTCGCATGGGGCCTCGCGTGGTGCTTCGAGACACTCACGAAGGCCACGTACGGGCGACGCTATGGAGAGCTGTACGCGCTTGGCGCGGGCACAGGCATCGGCAAGACCGACGTGTTCACGCAGCAGATTGAGTACGACGTCAACACACTCAAGGTGAGAGTCGGCGTCATCTATCTGGAGCAAGGCAAGGTCGAGACCGCTCGGCGCATAGCTGGCAAGGTAGCTGGCAGACGCTTCCACGTACCTGATGGTGGGTGGACAGCAGCGGAGCAGAAGGTCGCACTCGAATCGTTGCGCGGCAAGGTCACCATGTACGACTCCTTCGGGGAAACCGATTGGGATGTCGTGAAGGTGAAGATCCGATACATGGCTGTCAGCCTGGGCATTCGCCACATCTTCCTCGACCACCTAACAGCAATGGCTGAGACGGACAACGAGAAGGAGTGCATCGAGCAGATCATGAAGGAGATGGCTGGGCTGGCAAAAGAGCTGGGCCTGATCATCCACTTCATCAGCCACCTCTCTACGCCAGAGGGTAAGCCGCACGAAGAAGGCGGGCGCGTGATGATCAAACACTTCAAGGGCTCCCGCTCTATTGGCTTCTGGTCCTACTTCATGTTCGGCATGGAGCGCAACCAGCAGTCCGAGGACGAGGAGGAGCGCCGCATCACCACGTTCCGCATCCTGAAGGATCGCTACACGGGCCAGTCAACTGGCTTGGTGTTCGGCCTTGGGTACGACGTGGAGCGCGGCCGGCTGTTTGAATGCGCGCTGCCAGAGAAGGACGACGACAGACCTAAGTTCAAGGACGAGACCACTGGCAATGGAGAATTCTAACCTGACGCTGGGCCAGATCCGCAACCGCATCGACGCTCTCATTCAACTCAACAAGTACGACCCCGCGCTCCCGGCGGGGTTCGTCATTTCTGGAGAAGCATTTCATGAACTCTGTTCAAGTAAAGAAGATCAGCAACGGCTACATCGTAACGACGTTCGTGCAGAACGCAGCCCCAATCACCGGCCCGGTTGAAACGTACTGCGCCGACCTCACGGCGGTAGGCACGCTGCTGGCCGCGACGTTCGCATCGTGAAGATCGGTATCCCCCCACCACCGTGCCCTCCTGACTTTGTTAGCCCGGTTCCAGGGGACTCACGGGAGCCGCGTGCTGAGTCCAGCTTAGACGCCACGCTCAACACTCGACACAAGAGCTACGGCGTATACGCAGACGCTTCCCGCATAGCGCAGGACCTCAAATACAGCATGCGCCTAGCGGGCGGCTGGGGCTCCTTGCGCGCTGACCAACGGGAAGCACTGGAGATGATAGCCACGAAGATCGGCCGCATCCTCAATGGTAACCGCGACCACATCGACTCGTGGCACGACATCGCCGGCTACGCGAAGTTGATCGAGCACCGACTCAACGGCAAGAGCCTGTGAAGGCGGGCTGGCTGGGAATGACGCTGACGCTGAGTGGGGTCGCCATGCAGGCACTCCTCCCCGCGACCCTGCGTTACAGCTACATCGTCTTCCTAGCCGGCTCCCTCGTGTGGGTGGTCAACGGACTGAGCACACGTAACCGCGCCCTGGTCCTGACGCACACCGTCCTAATCGTACTCAACAGCATTGCGGTGATCCACTGGTTCACCTGAGGTAACAACATGAAGCCTGAGCCCAAAGAGAAACGCCCTGACCCACGGTTCCGCCTGCAGTCAGGCCAGCAGTGGCGCAATGGTGCGCGTGTGGTGAAACCTAACAAGAACCGGAGGAGCAAGTGAACTCCCCAAAGTCGTATCACCTCAACGCTCGTGCAAACGTTGATCCTCTCCTCCTGCTGCAGATCCGCGATGACGGGTATCTGAAGCAACGCATAGAGCGCCAGCTTGTCGCGGCGATCTCCCACAAGGTCATGGAGGTAGCGACCGTTACCACCCCCGCCCTCGATCCCAAGACGGGCAACACGTACGTGGATCTCGACGTCTACGTGTTCACGCCAACTCAGTTCCGCCGGATCGTAATGGATGAAGCACAGCGGATCTACGACCGCGCCATGCGAGGTCCCGACCACAACCAATACTAGGAGTCAACATGCTGGTGTTCGACATTGAGACCGATGGTCTCCTCGACGACGTAACGGTCGTCCATTGTATCAACGTCATTGATCGAACGACCGGCAAGCGACTCGCGTACAACGTTGGCGTCTATGTAGACGGAGCCCCTGCGCCACGCGACGGCACGATTGAGGATGGCCTAGCCCTCCTCGAATCTGCTGACTGCATCGCCGGCCACCGCATCCAGTGGTACGACGTCCCTACCCTCCGCAAGCTCTACCCACAGTGGGAGCCGCGAGGCCGGATGTTTGATTCCCTGGTTTGCTCCCAGGTCATTTGGACCAATTTGACAGACCTTGACTTCGCCGCACTGAAGAAGGGGCGACTGCCAAACGAGTTCCAGAAGACTGGCCTAGTTGGTAAGCACGCGCTGTCCGCCTGGGGGTTCCGTCTCGGTGAGTACAAGGGGGACTTCGACCCCAAGCAGTTCACCAACCACGAAACGATGAAGCCACATACGTGGAAGACGATTGGGTTCACCAAAGAAATGGATGAGTACGGCCGACAGGATGTCGAGGTAACCCTGAAGCTCATCGAGAAGATCGAGTCGAAGAACTACAGCGCTGAGTGCCTGGACATGGAGCACGCGGTCTCGCGGATAATCTTCCAGCAACATGAGCGTGGATTCGCGTTCGACATGGGAGCCGCTGAGAAGCTGGTTGCAACTCTACAGATGAGACGGGCCGAGATCGAGGGGGAACTGCAGCGTGTCTTCCTGCCGTGGTTCGCGCCGAAGGTAGCGAAGGGGACGGCCCTCTTCACACCAAAGAAAGATAACAAGAAGGAAGGGTACACGGGTGGCGTTCCTTTCTCCCGTGTGCAACATGTTGTGTTTAATCCTGGGAGCAGGGACCACATCGCAGACCGGCTGACGAAGATCCATGGATGGCGCCCGACCACGTTCACCCCTGAGGGGAAGCCGCAGATAGATGAGACCTTGCTTGAGTCACTGCAGTGGCCGGAAGCCAAACTTCTGAGCGAGTACTTGATGGTGGAGAAACGCCTTGGACAGGTGGGCGATGGCAAGCAGGCGTGGATCAAGCACGCCGTAACCACGGGTATCTACGGGCACAAGGGAACCACGCTGCGCATCCACGGTAGCGTCAACACCAACGGTGCCGTAACCGGTCGGTTCACACACAGCCATCCTAACGTTGCCCAGGCTCCAACCGTTGGGTCGCCCTACGGAACGGAGTGTCGTTCGTGCTTCATTGCAACACCGGGCCTCGTGCTCGTAGGATGCGACGCGGACGGACTAGAGCTGAGAATGCTCGCCCACTTCATGGCCCGTTATGATGACGGGCAATACGTAGTGACTGTTACAACGGGGCGCAAGGAAGATAAGACAGATGTTCATTCTGTCAATAAGCAGGCGGCGGGATTCAACGACCGGGAGCAGGGAAAGCGATTCATCTATGGACTTCTCTACGGAGCCGGCGACTTCAAGTTAGGAGAGATCGCGTACGACGACTTCACTGTCGAACAACGCGACCGCTTCAACACCAAGTACCAGAAGAAGCGCGAGCGGCAGGGCGCACTCAAGCGTCTTGGCGCGTCACGGCGGGACAAGTTGATGACCAACCTCCCAGCACTTGGGAAGTTGACAGAGGCTGTCAAGGCAGCTGCTGCACGAGGATACCTGCGGGGCCTCGACGGGCGTCTCCTACATGTCCGTTCTGAGCACGCAGCGCTTAACACGCTACTCCAAGCTGCTGGGGCGTGTGTGATGAAACGTGCGCTAGTCCTCTTCGAGGAATCGCTTTTACCAATTAGATCCACAGGTGTACTCGTTGCACAGGTGGCCCATATACACGACGAGCAACAGATAGAGACGGAGGCAGATCGTGCCGAAGAAGTTGGCCGACTCGCGGCCGAATCGATCAAACACGCGGGTGAGACGTTCAACCTCCGGTGCCCGCTCAAAGGTAACTTTGTCATCGGGACCAGCTGGGCCGCGACCCACTAAGACATGTAACAAGTGCGGCGTGAAACTTGTTGTTGGAGATAATTGGTTTGTGTCGATGGCTGCCAGTCACCACCATACGTGTAAGGTCTGTCACACAACACAGACAATGAAGGGAAGAGACACTCCTAAGTTTCGTGCTCGCCAACGCAAGTCCAACGCAGCGGCGCGGCTTACACCTAAGGGGAGAGCAGCCGCCCTCCTCGGTCAAGCGGTTCGTAACTCCAAGAAGAGAGGGCACCCCCCGCCACAGCTGGTCGCGGCCGACCTCGTCCCTGCGTTGGAACGAGGAGTGTGCGCAGTTACAGGGATTCCATTCTCATTCAAACCACGGGCTAAGGGGCACCAGAACCCATATGCGCCCTCCCTTGACCGCCCCGACAGCTCCAGGCCGTACTCACGGGACAACTTCAGGCTGATTCTTTGGGGGGTGAACACGGGATGTTGGGATTGGGGCCTAGAGGTCTACCTCACAATCGCCTCACGTGCCCTTGGTGTCTCTTTTAAATCCACAACTGGAGTAACTCCATGAGCAGCGCACGCCGGCTAATTACCCTCGATCTCAACAAGCTGTTCGCCGGGGACGCACACCTCAGTGACCTACTGGATAACCAAACTGTCCATGCAGCTCTCGTGGAGTACCCCGAAGGCGTACGCCTCAGGTTCATCCACCCGGACCTCGCGGTGACCTCCTACATCCTGCGGCTCGACCAATCGCAGCCCCTCACGCAACTCACAGGAACCAAACAGTAATGGGAATCTTATCAACAATCGCTGGGGCCTTTGGCTCCGGCGCGAGCGAAGCCGTCGTCAAGACAGTCGATGGCGTCGCTGACGTCGTCGAGCGCTGGGCTCCTGGCGATGAGAAGAAGGCAGAGATGACCGTCGAGCTGAACAAGCTCGTCGAGACCGCCCGTGCTTACGACCCGCGCACCTCGGCCACCGGCAAGACCGCCGAGTTCATCAACGTGTTGGTCGATGGCGTCACTCGCCTGATCCGCCCTGGCGTCACCATCGTTATCTTCGGTGGCGTGTTCGGTTGGTGGGGCATCAGCGTCAAGTCGATTGACCCGTTCATCGTCTCATGGGGCCAGGACCTGATGGTGTTCTGGTTCGGCTCACGAACCGTGCTGAAGGATCTGCCGGTGTTCCTCAAGATGCTTAAGGATCTCCGCAAGTGATGATGCTCGGAGACCGGGGCGAGGCGCTGATCAAATCTTACGAGAAGCTGCGCCTCGTCGCCTACAAGCCAACGCCCAACGACAAGTGGACCATCGGCTGGGGCCACACTGGACCTGATGTCTACGAGGGGCTGACCTGCACGCTCGAAGAGGCGCAGCGCTGGTTCCATGGTGACACGCTCTGGGCCTGCTTCGAGGTACACACGAAGGTCACACTGACTCTCACCCAGAACCAGTTCGATGCTCTCGTGGCGTTCACGTTCAACGTGGGCGGTCCCAACGCCGAACACTCAACACTGCTGAAGCTACTCAATCAGGGAGACCTCGAAGGTGTCGCTGTGGAGTGGATGAAGTGGAACCACCAGGGCGGCAAGGTTCTCGATGGCTTAACTAACAGACGCAAGGCTGAGCTGGCTTTGTTTCAGGAGGCACTGTGAAAGTCGTCTACGTCAATCCAATTCAGTACCGTCTCAACGACGCCATCAAAGAGGCTGACGCTCAGCAAAAGCAAATAGAGTACATCGAGCTGACGCCCAGCGAATGGTATGAGATGGAGGCCATGTTTGCTGCGGGGTGCCGCTACGTCGTTGGGGGCGTCTATGTGACTACCTACAACGGCGTATCACTCAGGAAGGCGAAGTGAAACGCACGCTCCTGATCGACGCCGACATCATCGCCTACAAGTTCTCCTGCGCAACCGAGGACGTCTTCTACTTCGACGGGAAGGAACAACCTCCTGCCGTAGAGCACGACCTCAACGCAGCCATAGAAGGAGCCACAGACTACCTCAAGGACATGATGGTCCACCTAGGTGCCACCGACATGGTCATCTGCCTGACCGACCGGGGCAACGAGTTCAGGAAGGACTTCTGGCCCACCTACAAGGGCAACCGCAAGGGACGCAAACCAACAGACCTACTTCCACTGTTGGATCACTTCGAGAAGGAGTACGTGTCGTACAAGCGACCCCGCCTGGAAGCTGACGACTGCATGGGCATCCTGTCCACGCACCCGACGCTGGTCACTGGCGAGAAGATCATCGTGTCTGAGGACAAGGACATGCAGACCATACCCGGCCTGCTGTTCAACCCGAGGAAGGATGAGTCGCCCCGGAAGATCGGCCGGATCGCGGCTGACAGGTTTCACCTGTGGCAGACCCTCGTAGGCGACACCACGGACAACTACCCAGGTGCCAAGGGCATTGGGGAGAAGAGTGTCGAGGCCCTGGCAGTCCTGGCGGCGAAGACTGTCGAGGAAGGCTGGCGGCACGTCCTGGCTGCGTTCAAGCGATCCGCCGAGAAGCGGAAGGCGTACGACGAGGAGCACGGCCCCACGGTCGTGGCCCACGACGCACTGATCCAGGCGCGCTGCGCCCGCATCCTTCGCGCAAGTGATTGGAATTTCAAGGAAAAGCGCCCCGTCCTGTGGAGTCCTCCGAGGTTGGTCTAAAAACCGCCACCCTCGGTAACCCCTTCTGTTACCCCCGCACCAGCACTGTCCCCTAAAGGGACTTATTAGGCTGGCATCGCGGGGGTTTTTTTTCAGGAACCCCATGAACCAGCTGCCGGTATACGCCACGGACCTCGTCCGCGAGCTAGATAAGACGACCCCGGCCCGCTGCATCGGGGCCAACGAAAGCCTCACAGACGCCCACCGGTACGCCGGCAAGCGCGAGCTGATCGACGGACTGCTGCGCCGCCTTGAGGCCACCAATTCATCTGACCCGACCAAGCCACTCCTAGGGAACCGCAATGTGCATGAGTAGCACGCCGACGGCCCCTGTTGAGAACAAGCCGGTCGAGTATCTGCACAACCCATTTCTCGACGGCGTGACCATCGGCGGCGCGGGTACGACGCAAGGCCGCAATAGCCTGCGCATCGACCTCGCTGCGCCAACGGCCAGCGGTGTAGCGCCCGCCCCCACTGGTGGCAACGCCGCTCCCTTCATGGGAGACCCGAGGCCCACACAACCTCTACTGCCGTCACCCGGCATGGTCGTTCCGACCATCGGCGGTTCCCTCGCAGGAACCCTGCCTCCCTCCATGCCACCCGGCTCCAGAGGAGCTAACGGCTTCTCCTTAAGATAACCAACAGGACCACCATGGCCGAAACTACGACCCCCGAGGGCGCCAGCCCCCGGCCCCTCGGTCATGCGAAGTCCACCTATGAGCGCTTGTCGTCCCAACGGTTCATCACGTTGGAACGCGCTCGTGACTGCTCAGCACTCACACTGCCCGCGCTCATCCCACCGGACTTCTCCTCTGACCAAACAGACCTACCCACGCCATTCCAGAGTGTGGGCGCCCGTGGAGTCAACAACCTAGCCAGCAAACTGCTGATGGCGTTGTTCCCTCCCGGTAATCCTTTCTTCCGCCTCAAGGTTAAAGAGTCCGTCGCCAAGGCGTTGGGCCAGAAGCTCTCCGAAGTTGAGCAGCAGCTCAGCGCCGTAGAGCGACTGATCAATGACAAGGTCGAAACAGAACACACGCGCCCCCTGATTGCTGAAGTGCTCAAGCACCTCATCACGGGCGGCAACGCATTGCTACACGTCCCCTCGACGAAAGCCATGCGCTTCTTCCGGCTGGATCAGTACGTCATCTGCCGGGACTCAACCGACAACCCACTACATGCCGTCATTAAAGAGACGACTGTAGCCGGTTCGATCACGGCTGATGTCGCCTCTCAGTGTCAGGTCGTCAAGACCGACGAGTACTCGAAGGTTGAAATCTACACCTTCATTGAGTGGGACTACATCGCCAATCAGGTTAACAGCTGGCAAGAGATCAACGGCTTCCGGGTAATGGGATCAAATGGCTTTCGTCCGATGGACAAGAGCGAATGGATTCCTCTCCGCTGGATCGCGGTCCCCGGCCGAGACTACGGGCGTGGACACGTAGAGGAATACCTGGGTGACCTCAGGTCACTCGAAGGTCTCTCTGAGTCCATCGTGCAGTTCGCTCAGGCGGCTGCCAAGATCGTCATGTTGGTTCACGCCAATTCGACGACGTCTGTTAAGGAACTGAACAAAGCTGAGTCGGGCGATGCCATCACTGGCAGCAAGGCCGACATCGACGTACTGCAACTCGAGAAGGCTCAGGACTTCCAAGTAGCTAATCAGGTCGCAGAGCGGCTTGAGCAACGCATCAGTTACATCTTCCTGCTACGCACGGGTGCAACCCGCGACGCTGAGAGGGTGACTGCGGAAGAGATCCGCGAGATGGCGCAGGAACTGGAGGACGCCCTAGGTGGTGTCTACACCGTCCTGTCGCATGAGCTACAGCTTCCGTTGGTGCAACGCCTAATGGCAGCCGGGACGCAGTCTGGGGAAATCCCACCGCTGCCCCCAGGTGTCACACAGCCGGTCATCGTCACGGGCTTCGAGGCCCTCGGACGGAACCTCGCACTCAACAAGCTGCGCTCCTACTTCAAGGATCTAGCCGACACGTTCGGCCCACAGATACTCGCCCAGCGAGTTGACTTCAATGAAGTAGCCCGCCGCTTCGGTAGCGGGTACGGCATCGACAAGCCAGAGGATCTCTGGAAGTCGGACGCCGTCGTCAAGCAGGAACAGAGTCAGCAGATGATGCAAGAGATGGCGAAGAACGCCGCGCCCCAGCTAGCGCAGGGTGTCATGCAATCCGCTGGCATCAGTAGCAAGTAACTAACACACCCCTGGCGGGACCGCGCAAGCGACCGCATACCCAGGGGTAATTCCTGAGGAGGAATGATTTCATGGATCTCGCAAGTTTGAATCCCGCGCAGAGAGCTGCGCTCGCCAAGGCCGAAGAGGTTGGCGTTACATCTATTCAAGGCGGACGTGCCGTCGAGCTGACTGGTTCAGCTAACGTCGAGGCGTCCAATACGCCTGACCCGGCCGTAGCCGCTGCTGCCGCCAAGGCTGCCACGGACGCCGCTGCTGCCGCTGCCTCGGCCGCGAAGCCGCAAAAGCCAGAAGGTGTCCCAGACAAGTTCTGGGATACCAACTCTGGTACTGTCAACTTCACCGCTTGGGCCAAGAGCACGAGCGAGCTGGAAAAGCAGTTCACGCAGTCGCGTCAGCAGGCCCAGCAGACTCCAGAGCAGAAGGCTGCCGCCGATGCTGCCGCCGCAACCGCTGCTGCAGCTCAGACTCCAGAACAGAAAGCCGCTGCGGAAGCTGCTGCAGCCGCCGCAAAGGCCACCGCAGTTGACCCCGCAGTCGCTGCACAGCAAGCCCGCAGTGCCGCCACAGCCGACCTGACGAAGGACGGCAAGATCAGCGACGCTAGCTATGAGCTGCTCGCGAAGTCAGGCTTCGACCGCAACACGGTGGACACCTACGTCGCTGGCGAACAGGCCAAGCAGTCGGTGTACCTCAACTCTATCTACACTGCTGCCGGCAGTGAGGCTGAGTACAAGACCATGTTGGCCTGGGCGCCCACCACATTCTCCGCTGAGGAAGTGCAGGCGTTCGATGCCGCTGTCCGCTCGGGCAAGCCGGGTGAGATGAAGATGGCTGTCGGTGGACTTAAGGCCCGCTACACAGCTGCCTTCGGTAAATCGGCAGTCAACATCATCGTCCCTGCCAACGCAGGCAACACGCCGCCCACAGGCTTCACCTCACAGGCTGAAGTGACGAAGGCCATGCAAGACCCACGGTGGACCAAAGGTGACCCCGCGTATCGACGTGAGGTGACCCAGAAGATCCAGGCAGCCGAGATGGCGGGCGTGGACATTGGGCTCAACGTCATGCGCAGTGGCAACTTCTAACGGAGTACCACGTGTACACCCTGAGGCGCACTGAGGACCTTGACGAAGTGCGCGAGCTGCACAACCTGACATTCCCCTTGGACGAGTGGGTCGGAGACGACCGCGAGTTCTGGATCGTTCGCGATGCGGACGGCCAGGGTGTCGGGTTCTGTGCAGCGATGTATCAACCAAGCTCGAACTGCGTCGCGCTAGATCGGGCTGGAGTGATTGATACAGCGCATGGTGCTGGGCTGCAGAAGAGAATGATACGTGCTCGCCTCCGGTGGGCACGATCTCTTGGAGCCACTGGCGCCATTGCGTACTGCGCACTGCGCAACCACCAATCGATTGTGAACCTGTTGAAGTGCGGGTTCCGTTTCTATTCATCGGAGACCCCGAGTGACTACGTCGACGAGGATGCTTTCCACTTTATGCGAATTCAACTTTAGCGCTGCCTCCTCCTCCAGCGCTGATACGCAGCACGCTCCGGGCCTGCGTTAACAACCCGGAGCAACAATTTCTTTTCGATCCCAACTCGCCGGCCAGCGACGAGGGATCATCCTGCCTCATGAAGACGAATCGACTCAAGTAAGAGTGGCCCCGCTACGGTGGGACAACCTCAAAGAAAGAATCGTCAGTAGTCGGAGTGGGCACATGCAACGTGTGTTCAACCCCAACCAAAATTCCGCTCATAGCACAAACACCAAGCTGTGATCCGGTAGACAGAGACAATCATGTCTGATGCAAATGTTTCCCACTTAGGCCAGATCGACGGCGCAGGCGCCCTCGACGCACTGTGGCTTAAGGTATTCGCTGGCGAAGTTCTGACTGCGTTTGAAATCGCCGTCAAGCTCAAAGGCAAAGTCCGCACTCGCGCCATCAAGGGTGCGAAGAGCGCGACGTTCCCGGCGACGTTCCGCGTTCGCGGTCGTTACCACACCCCTGGCACCGAGATCCTGGGTCAGATCGTTCAGGCGAATGAGAAAGTCATTACGCTCGACGACATGCTGATCACGGACACGTTCGTTGCCCAGATCGAAGAGTTGAAGAACTACTACGACGTGTCGGCCACCTACTCGGGTGAGCACGGTCGCGCGCAGGCTCTGTTCTATGATCGCGTAATTGCGAACGTACTCGTGCAGTCTGCCCGAACCAGCACAGAGCTGTTCGTTGGCGACGGTCACGGCACGGTCATCACTGACCAGCCCGACGTGGGCGCGTCTGCTGACTTCTCCGCTTCCGGTGCTGACCTGATCAGCGGCGTGAATCTGGCGAAGCAGCGCCTCGACGAGAACCAGGTTCCTGTCGAGACGATGCCCGTCAACGCGCTGTTCAAGCCCGCCCAGTTCTACTTGATCGCGAATAGCGACAAGGCCCTGAACCGGCTGACGAGCGATGGCGCCAACAACGTGAACCGTCAGGTTCTGCGCACTGTTAGCGACATCGAGATCATCAAGTCCATCGCCCCACTGTTCGGCTTCAATGCGACCACGTTCAACTCTGGCACGAATCCCACCGGAATCGTGTCGAGCGCTGACCCGGTTGTGATTGGCACCACGTCTCCTGTTGCGGCTTCACTGCCGTACGGCGAGCCGCTGCCGGCCAACTACCCGGTGAAGTACCAGAGCGACCAGACCAAGACCGTTGGTCTCGTATGGGTCGAGCCGGCTGCCGGCATGCTGGAACTCCTGGGCATCACCATGGAGACGACCTGGGATACCCGACGCCAGGGTACACTCATGCTCGCAAAACAGGCCATCGGCGCGGACGTCCTCCGTGCGAAATGTGCTGTAGAGCTGAAGAAGCACTAAAAGCTTCGCTACTCCAGTAGCAAACACAACGGGCAGTTCAGGTTCACCCCTGTCCTGCCCGTTTTTTTTCGCGCGCTGGTCCCTATCTTTTTTGATCGGTTCGCGAACACACACAACTCAACCTTAAAGGAGGAGTCATGCTTAAGCGTTGCTCCTCCTGTAAGGTTGAGAAACCCCTGGACTGCTTTAGTCCCCAATCTAATGGTCCGCACGGACGAAGATCAGCCTGTAAAGAGTGCGAAGCCCAGCGGGGGCGAAGGCTCACTGTTAGAAATCCCATATCGCGCCGCTCGGCGTGGCTGAAGCATAAGTACGGAATCGACGTAGGCGAATACAACAGACTTCTTGAAAGCCAACATGGCGTCTGTGCGCTGTGCTCCCGATCTTGTGCCACTGGTCGTAACCTCGCTGTTGACCACGAACATTCGACCGGTGAGGTTCGCGGCTTACTCTGTCAAGCCTGCAACACTGCCCTCGGGAAGTTCCAAGACAACCCAACCCTCATGCGCCAAGCCGCTGACTACGTAGAGAAATACAAGTGAGCATTACCTTCAACCCGAATCCGACTACTGCCCTCGAAGCGGTCAACCTGATGTTGCTTTCAATTGGGAAATCCCCAGTCAACACTCTGTCCATCCCAGGAGTCAATGACGTTTCACAGGCGACCACAGTTCTGTATACGGTAACTCGCGATGTCCAGAAGCGAGGCTGGTGGTTCAACCGCGAACCCGGCTTCCCAATCCTGCCAGACACTCTTGGCAACATCCAGATCCCCAACACGGTCATCGACATCACGCCTGACGACCGCTATCGCAACTACGTCGAGCGCAACGGCAAGCTGTACGACCTTGACAACCACACCTTCAACATCGGCCAGTACCTCAGCGGTCAGCCACTGAAGTGCGAAGTCGTGTGGTGCTTCGACTTCGAGACGATCCCCCAGGCTGCCCGTTCGTACATCGCGCGGCGAGCTGGCCGTGAGTTCCAAGCATGCGTCATTGGATCGCAAATTCTCTACCAGTTCACCAAAGAGATGGAGGTGGACGCTGCCGCCGAACTAGAGCGGTCGGAGACCAAGAACTCCAAGACCAACATGTTCACCGCGCCTACGCGCAACAACCGAATCACCAATCGCCAGCCTGGGGCCTCCCGCCGCAACTGGTAGGAGTCCTACCATGCTGTGCAACCGGCAGATCCCCGCCCTCTATAACGGCATCTCCCAACAGCCCGCCACTCTGCGCATGCCGTCCCAATCAGAGGTGCAGATAAACGCCTGGAGCACTGTAGTGGAGGGGCTGAGAGAGCGCCCACCAACTCAACACGTAGCCAAGATAACCAGTGGCGACCTGGGCACCGCGTATCTACACACGATCAACCGGGACACGACCGAACGCTATCATGTGGTGATAACCAACGGTGACCTTAAGGTTTACACCTTGGGTGGCGTTGAGCGCACCGTCAACTTCCCCAACGGCAAAGCCTACCTCACTGTGGTGGACGCCAAGACAGAGTACAGCGCGACCACCGTGGCCGACTACACGTTCATCGTCAACAAGACCGTGACCGTGCAGATGAAGGCAGTGGCTGCTGACCAGACGGCGCAGCCCACTAACTACTACTGGCTGAACAACAAGCTCACCGGGGCGCAGGCCGGGGCTTTCCCATCGCTCGCTGCCGTCCAAGCGCAGTACGGTGTCAACGTAACCGGTGGCACCTTCCAGGGTGTAAAGCAGACCTTCGACGATTTGCCAAAGGCCGGCGGAGCAGGCGCTCCAAGTCAAGGCGACATCTGGCAGATCCAGGGAGATGCCAACTCATCGTTCACCAGCTACTACGTCATCCGTGACGGAGGCGTCTGGAACGAGACGGTGAAACCTGGGATCAAGAACCTGATCGACGCCACTACCATGCCGTGGGCATTGGTGCGTAAGGCTGACGGCTCATTCGACTTCGCTCCGTTCTCCTGGGCGCCTCGGCGCGTGGGTGATGAGACGACGAACCCCAACCCGTCGTTCGTGGGTCGCACACTCAGGGATGTCTACTTCGCACAGAACCGCCTCGGGTTCACCTGTGACGAGAACGGCATCATGTCCGCCGGAGGGGACTTCGGTAACTACTACCGTCTAACTGTAGTCCAGTTGCTGCCCGCCTCAGTCGTCGATATTGGCGCCTCAGAGACGAGCGTGACGAAGCTCAACTTCGCTGTGCCGTTCGCTACCGGCCTGATGTTCTTCTCTGATCAAACACAGTTCCGCCTCCTGACTCCACAGGATGTGGGCATCGGGCCAACCACAGTGTCACTTGAGGTTGCCACTCGGTACGTCGCCTCGACGACCGTGCGTCCGATCATGGTGGGCTCCGACGCCTACTTCCCGTCAGAGGACGCTGACTTCGCTAAGGTCCGCGAGTACTTCATCAAGATGAGCTACCTCGGGCAGATACAGACGGACGCGGCGGACATCACTGCGCACGTCCCGAAGTACATACCAGCGGGTGTCTATCTGTTGGAGGGGTCGCTCAATCAGGACGCGCTGTTCCTAGCCACTGAGGACTTCCCTAACAGGCTATACGTCTATAAGTTCTACTGGACTGACGAGACGAACAAGGCCCAGAGCGCGTGGAGCTATTGGGACTTCGGTACAGGTAATGCTGTGCTCGCGGCTTCGTGCCTGGATGACTTCGTGTATTTTCTGATCAGGCGTTCGGATGGCACGTACCTTGAGAAGATGACGCTAGCGCTCGGCGCCAATGCAGGTCTCACCGATGTATCGGGTAAGTCATACGACATCTTGCTCGACCGTCGCGCGGCTGTAACGGGCAACTGGCTCTCCGCGCAAGACATCACCGTCTACGTGTTTCCTTATAACGTAGACACAGCCTCAGTGCGCCTCGTGCAAACCTCAGGTCCAACCCCTGGGGCCATGTTCGATCCAAGCACATACACGTTCACCGCAGCTAACACTGTGGCTGTCCCAGGGAATCACCCCGGTACGGCCCTCGGTGGCAACTTCTACGAGTTCCGTTACACCTTCAGTGAGCAGTTCATGCTCAACCGCCAGGGTGTTGCAGTACTCAGCGGCAAGCTCACCCTGCGCAACTGGACGGTGTCGTTCACTGACACAGCGTTCTTCAGTATAGAGGTGAACCCGTACGGCGTAGGTGACCCGAACATCCTCAGCTTCGTTCCGTCTCAGGAGTCCGCGTACAGCGGCATGACGATAGGCGAAGCGGCGATGATCCTCGGCAGTCCTGTGTTCCGCAATGGGAGCTTCACGTTTGGTGTCTTCGGTGACGCCAAGCTCGCAACCGTGACCCTCACCAACAACACGCCATACCCAGTCAACTTCGTCGAAGCTGAATGGGAAGGTGACTACACCAACCGGAGTCAAACCCTGTGATAGTTACTGCACGCCCCTGCCATGTCTGCCAAATGTTGGTAGTCGGCGTGCGGGAAGCTGACCACATGGAGATCCAAGCGACCTCAGGCAAACCACCTGAGGTCGCGCTCCGCGAATCCCTCGCCATGTCCACAAAGGCGTGGGTGCTGGTGGACGGAGGCATGGCTGTGGGCATGTGGGGCGTTGCCCCCTGGCCGCACACGCCGGGGCTCGGGGTGCCCTGGCTACTAGCAACCAATCGCTTTGACCTTCACCACAACCGCCGCGAGCTGCTGCGCCACACGCACAAGTACGTGGCGGCGATGGGCGAAGGCTTCGACTACCTCATCAATTACACGGACGCGCGACACCGCGAGTCCCACCGCTGGCTCAAATGGGCCGGCTTCCAACTGGACGACTTCAGGCCGCACTTCGGCTACGAGCGACGTCCGTTCTACAGATTCTCTAAGGAAACCTAACCGTGTGTGATCCAACCGGTATCTCCGAAACGGCACTCGTCGAGATCGCCATTGGTGCCACGGTGGCAACAACCGCTGTGACAGCTATCGCTGCACACCAGCAGGCGATGAAGCAACAGGGCGCCATCAATGCGCAGGCGGACGCACGCGCCACTCAGGTGGCATCTGCGGCGGGCCAGCAGCAATCCGTGGCAGCCATGGAGGCGCGCCAAGCCCGCTCACAGAGTGTGGTCGCAGCCGGCGAGTCCGGCATCAACCTCGGCTCTAACAGCTTCCTGGCCTCACTTCAGACTACAACCATGAATCAGGCGAACAACGAAGGGCTGATCATGGAGAACGAAAAGAACCAACAGGCTGGTGATACTGCGACGGTGCAGAGCGAACTGAATACGCAGGCTACCTCGCCAACGTTCCTCGGCGGCGGGCTAAATGCCGCCCTGTCTGGAGCGGGTGCCTACATGAGCACCACGAACGCCTACAAGGCTGGGGCCAATTCTAAGTCAACCCCCGGCACAACCACCTCATAAGGGAACCACATGCAAGACCCAACCGTTCAAGGGTTCCTCACGGGAGGCCAGCAGTCCGCCTCAGAGCAGGCTGTTAGCTCTCCCGGCTTTGGTGCCACAGACTCGACCGCTCAGACGAAGTTGGGTGTCTTCGCACCCCTCGACGTCAAGGCTGCGCCCGCACAGGCAGAGGCTCTCGCGAATGCTCTCAACGTTGGTTGGAGCCTCGCTAAGCCACAGCTCCTGAAGGACACGGAGCGAACTGGTAAGGAAGATGCTGCTGCCGGCGAAGTCGCCGCAGCGACCAGCTCAGTTGATCCCGTCAAGGCCGCGACGATTGAAGGCTATCGCATTGGCGCCGCACGTGGCACGACTGAGAAGAACACTCTCCAGTCGCTGATGGGCGCGACGGACCTTATCAACAAGGATGCAAACGACGGTGGCTGGGCAAACCTCCCGGCGCCGCAGCTACTCGATAAGATAGACGAGTACTTCCGTGGGAAGCTAGGTGGACTGGAGACGTCACCTGAGTCTGCCCAGGTCATCGCGCCGATGATCCAGCACTTCATGAATGAAGCCGCCGGCAACCGAATCGCGCGTGACGTCCGCAACACACAGTCGCAAGCGCAGGACACCGTGTCTGCTCTCGCGATGCACGCAGCGCAGGCGAACGACGGATCATTCGATCCCCAGGTTCAGATGGACAAGATGGCGCAGACGTTCCTGGGGGATCGCAGCGCCGCCAATCAGGCGTACGTCGCTGCCGTCACCCAGGCCGCAGTCGCCGCACACAATCCTGACATCATCGACAAGTTCATCCCGAAGTCAGTAACGACCGCTGACGGGCAGACAATCGACGGTCCAGGGTTCGTGCCGAAGAATGCTGCAGCCATTGAGGCAGCTCGCATCAACGCGACAGAGCTGCAGAAGAAAGACAACGCAATAGCCACTGGCGTGAACAAGGATGTCTACGTCAAGACGCTAGTCGATAAGGTGCATGCCAACGTCCCGCTGGACTTCCAGAAGGACCTGATCGAGCCCGTGCAGAAAGGAGTGCTCACGCCTCCAGAAGCTATCGAGTGGTATCAGAAGTCTGTTGACGAGCATGACAAGCACGCTCCTGACACCTTCGCCGCCAACGTACTCGCCAGGGGTCTACCTTGGTACACCTACGATGGCACACAAATCGACGCGCAGGGCCACCGTGTAACGAAGGAGAACTTCGAGCACGCCGCCACCGACGCCGTGTCTGCTCTCCCCAAGGAACAGCAGCCGGCCGGCGCAGTTGAGATGACGCGACGCCAGGGGCTCATCTTCAAGCCGCTTGAGTCAACGATCAACAACCAGCCTCTTAACACCCAGCAGGGCGTGAAGGGCATTCTCGATGCTTATGGTGCGATGAAGAACACGGACGCCACGATCACGGCTCAGTACTTCACCAACCCCGCTCGACGTGAGCAGGTTGAGTACATGGACCAGCAGCGCACCGCAGGCATGTCTGATGCTGACATAGCCACCCAGATGAAGTCACACGACTTCAAACAGGCGGCTGATGACTACAACCTGCACCTCGGGCCGCTCGTGAACAAGCAGCTCGACAACTTCAAGATCGACGGCTCGCATTGGCTGGCTGGCGACATTCACTCTGTAAACCTCAACGACCTCGTGAACGGTGGTCAGGTGATGGCGCAGGTCCGCAACACTGCCCGCGTGATAGGGGAGCAGGGCCTGTCCAACGATCCGACAACAATCATCTCCCGTGCTGAGAAGCAGGTTCTCGATCAGAACTACCTGATCAAGATGAATGAGGGCCACTCGGTCCTCCTTCCGCGCACCGGCAACGATCCGCCGAACGCCCAAGAAGCGCTGCAGGACTTCTACAAGACCCAGATGCCTGATCTCATCAAGAAGGCAGGCTACAAGGGTGACCCCGCCGACGTCGTTCTTACACCTAACCCGTACCAGAGGGGCGTGTTGGATCTCGTGGACCACACTGGACATCAGGTCAGCGCGGATCAGTTCACCATCTCTGGAATCTCACAGAGCTACACGAAGCAGAAGCGTCCCGACTTGATCGCGCAGGCGACTAAGGACAGCTCCGAGAACTATGCCACTGTTGCTCGCGTCAAGGCGAACAACGACAAGATGCTCGGCATCCTCCAGAACGGCTCTCTCTAATCACAACAGGTAACCACATGGCCGACCAACCAGCCCCTCTCAGCCTTTCCGTGTTCAGCACGGACGCTACAGCACCGGTGCCCACGACTCCCGCTCCTGTATCCCCTGTAGCTGAGCAGGGGCCGGTTGCCCCCGATACCGAGTTCACGACGCAGACAGCCCAGGAAGGGGCCGACAGACTTGCTAAGGACTCACTCAAAGCTCAGGACCTTCAGAACGAAGCTGACTTCGAGATGCCGAAGGACGACAAGCGTGGCTCCTTCTACCTCTACATGGATGAGGACAGCTCGATTGCTGCAACCATGAGGCAGGCCACCAACGCGGGATTCCCTCCTACGCTGGGATACTCCGCTCCGAAGTACGACTCGCCGGAAGGCAAGGAGCTGTACAAGGGAATCCCAACAGAGGATCTCGCTCGCTTCGGCACAGCCGTGAGCCCTGAGCACGCCCAATACATCCACAATGAAATCCTGCACGAGCACAGCATCGAGCAGGAGTGGGCCGACCACTCTGGATGGGGCCGACTAGGCGTAGGTCTCGTTGACCCGGTCAACCTCGCACTGATGTTGACAGGAGCTGGAGAAGTCCAGACTGTCAGCCGAGTGGGGCGCTTCCTCAAAGGCGGCGTCACTGCGGCCGGTGAGAACGCGGCGCTGACCGAGTTCCTAGACCAAGGTAAGCAGACCAGCTCAGGGCACGACGTCGCACAGGCTGCGCTCGCCGGCTTCATGCTGGGCGGCGTACTGCACGCGCTGCCATCTGAGGGGCGTGTCGAGGCATCCAATGCAGCGCACCGGATGCAGCGCGACCTCGCCATCAATGAACTGACGGACCACGTGGAGTCTGGAACGATCCCAGAGCAAGCTGTTCGTCCCGACGTCCTGGCCGAGGTGAAGGCCCGACAGGCAGCCGACCAGCTGGTCGCAGATCGCGCCCATGCGGACGCCCAGGTCAGCCACGTAGATAGCCAAGTGACGGAACACCTCGCTGGTGAAGAGACCCGCCTCAAGGGGATCACCGAGGGTGAAGACGGGCAGATCGTTTCGTTCCACGGGGAGAACCCCGCAGGCGACGCACACGAAACCCTCGCGTCCGCCAAAGCTACCCTTGACGAATCCTCAAAGGTTCTCTCTGAGGACTCTGACGTTCAGATCAAGCGCGAGGCGGCTCGCCTTGCCGATGCTGATGAGAAGAATGCCTACGCACGCGACCGTGCGGCCCCAGGCAAGGAAGCGGTGTTCCCCAAGTGGCAGGCTGCCGCTGTGGAGAACGTCGCGCGTACGCGTGCCCAGGCTGCCCACACGGCAGAGCTGGCTCGCGGTGTAATCTCCAATGCGCAGAAGGATGTCGAGCGGGTCAACCGCGTCGCCGCCGCGAACACTGATCTTGAGCAGCTGCGACTCGCCCAGAAGGGCGCCAAGACCACTGAGGACCGCGTTGCAGCTGTAGCTCACAAGCCCCTGAGGGATCAGCTGGGTAAGCGCCTGAAGGCTGCCCGTGACGAGCAGGCCCGTGTTGAAGCGGCTCACGCCGAAGCAACCAAAGTGGCACCTCAGGCTGACCCCACGTCCACCGTAGGCGAGCCCTCCTCCTTCGGTGCAGACAGCGCCAGCGCGGCCCGCGCGACGACTGACGTTGCACCCGCGGTCGAACTGTCGCAAGGCATCAAGCCCGTCCCCCGGTCCAGCGACGCCATCAAGGTGGTCAACGTCGGGCCGTTCAAGACGTTCTCCAGCGTGCTCCGTGGTTCGACCAATGCAATCGTGCGGTCGCGCCTGGGGCGGATGTTCGGTGAAGCTGTGGCTGCCCATGGTGGCAGTGCGGCGACACAGGGCGCCTCCGATCATATGGCCGTGCTCTCACACTCGTGGGGAACACGCGCAGCCCAGATCGACTACGCACACAAGTTTGATTGGATGCGTGAGCAAGGCTACAGCGGTTTCTGGAATCGCTACAGCCAGAAGGTCCAACAGGAATGGGGCAATGCTGTGGGCCGTGCCATTCGCGGCATCGAGTCAGACAGCAAGCCCGTGAAGGAAGCCGCGCGCAAGTACGCCGGCCTCTACAAGGACATGTTGAAAGCAGCTAAGGAAGCAGGTGTGAAGGGCTTCGACGATGTGTCGGAGAACGAGCACTACCTCCCGCGCGCATTCGAGTTCAACCGCCTGAAGGAGATCAATCGCACGTTGGGCGACAACGGCATGGCTAACTTCCTGGCTGACTCCATGGAGAAGGGCATGCGAGATGCAGGCCCGATTGACCGTGAGTCCATGGTGGCAATCGCCAAGGGATACGTCCAGCGCTCCAAGAGGCTCGGCCTCGGGATCGACAACGCGATGCTCAACGGCATCCATCTTGATGACTTCGAGTACATCCGGGGCCTCCTTGCAGAAGGAACCTCAGACACCGCCGCAGTGGACCGAGTGATCGACTCCCTGAAAGCCAAGGCATATGCGTCGGCTGACGGTGCGGGTGCAACTCGCTACGCCAAGTTCAGAGTGAAGTTCGACGAGACCCACTCCATGAACGTCCGCACGCCTGAAGGCGAGATGTCCACAGTGTCAGTCGCTGACATGTGGAACAACGACGTTGGTCAGGTAACGGAGCGGTACGTCCGCACGATGTCCGGCCACACGGCCATGGCTCGTGTTGGCATCCGTTCGGAAGCTGACTTCCAGCAGTCACTGGCTGAGTCACTCAGCTCGCTGGACGAGGCAGGCGCTCCCAAGGAAGAACGTGATCTAGTCGAGAGCTACGCCCAAGGTGGCTACAAGCTGATCACAGGTCGACCTCTCGACAACGACAAGTACGGACTGTTCCTCAAGGGCATGTCCGTCGCCCGCGACTACGCCTACACCCGCTCGATGAACCAAGCGGGCTTCAGCATTGCCAACAACCTGATCCGACCGTGGACCAACGGGTACGCCAAGTACACCGCGAAGTACATGCCGGCGATGGCGCAGCTGTTCAAGCGTGGAGCTGACGGTGAACTGGATCATCCCCTGATGAAGGAGATCGAGCGGTTCACGGGTATCGGGGCAGACAGTGTCAACATGCACATCTGGTCCCAATTCGAGGCTGACAGCTTGACCGGCAAGGCACTCAATGCCGTGGGCCAGAAGCTGAAGGTCGCAGGCAGGGTAACCAGTCACATCTCAGGGATGACCCCTGGTTTGGTGTTCGGTCAGCGGATGATGTCCTTAGGCATCCTTGATCGGATAGTGAGGCATGCCCATGGTGAGACTTCGATTCCAACCAAACGCCTCGGCGTGATGGGTCTGGACGAAGACATGCTCGGCCGCATCAAGAGCCAGCTGGTCGACAACGCCCCAGAGACACAGGTCTCCGGGCAGAAGATCCGCTCGGTCAACTTCGCTAACTGGTCAGACCTTGAAGCGCGGGATGCGCTACTCACTGCTGTCCACCGCGAGACCCGCATCCTGATTCACGGTGACGACATTGCGTCAACCGGATTGTGGATGCACAAGTGGTGGGGCCAGATGGCGATTCAGATGCGCCGGTTCCCAATGATGGCGATGTCCAAGCAGCTCGGCCGTGCAATGCACATGCGAGACATGGACACGGTCATGGACTTCATCATGACCGGCACTGTTGGTGCGATGTCGTTCGCGGCGCAAACTGAGCTCAAATCCATCGGCATGGCTGATCAGGACAAGCAGAAGTTCCTCGACAAGAACATGTCGTGGGGCCGCATTGTGGCGGCGGGACTTCAGAGGAATCCGTACTCCGGTATGGTTCCGCAGCTTGTTGATACCATCGCCTCGCACACGTACGGCACGCCAGTGTTCGACGCGCGAGGCTCTGGGATGAGCACAGACCTTGTGTCATTGGACAGCACGCCTGTGCTGAGTGCGCTCTCCAACATCAGTTCGTCTATCGCCGCTCCGGTGCAGTCGACACTGAACAGCGACAAGCGGTACACCCAACGGGAATGGAAAGCACTCATGGGCTCAATACCTCTGGGTAACGCCCTCCCCATGGTGTGGCTAACCAACGCGATGGCTGAGAACTTCCCGAAGGCCCAGCTCCCCAGCGGACCAAAGGCGAAGGGATCTCTCCTCGATCAAGCCCTCGACGAATAATAACTCCATGTAGAAACAACCCCCGGCGCCTGCGGCCGGGGTCTCTCCCTATTACCAAAGGTCACCATGGCAGACTCATACGTTGTCTATCCCGCGCCTGCGGGGCAGCAGTTCTTCACGGTGCCCTTCCCCTTCCTCAACAAGGCGCACGTATTCCTCAGCATCAACGGTGTCGAGCAGCTCGTCCCAGCCGACTACGACTGGCAGAACGACGGCTCCATCGCCCTCTTCGGCACCTTGATCAACAACTCTACCGTCAGAATTTGGCGGATGACAGCGCCTGACGGCGCCCTGGTTCAATTCCAGAACGGCGCAGTCCTGACCGCTGACCAGCTCAACACTGCAGCGCTCCAGGCACTCTACAGAACACAAGAGCTGCAAGACGCTCTCGACACCTACATCAATGGCGGTGTCGCACAGTATGAGATCAACGGCAACAACGCCGGCCTGACTCCTGCGGAGCTGATCGCCCAGGCGGCGGCTTCCGTCCTGAGTAGCGCGCTTGCTAGCGACCTACTCTCACGCATCAACGACATCGACATGAACGCTCAGTCGATCCTCGACCAGAACACCCGGCTGGTGGATCTACGGGCAACTCTCGACGCGCTGGCGGCGCCCAACGGTGGCATCGCCTCCCTCGTGCAGCAGGAGACCGACGCTCGGGTCACTGGCGACATCGCACTCGCGGACATCATCGCCCTGCTTGGCGCGAAGAATGGGGCCAACGATGCATTCATCCTCAACACCTCCACGGTGCTGGTGGACTCCACAACGTCACTGGCGACTACGCTGGCGGGACTCATCTCTGAAAGCGGTGCCAACTCTGCGGCGATCTCTGCAGAAGCCTCGACACGCGCCACGGCTGACACCGCAGAAGCCAATGCACGCACCACGCTGAGCACCACGGTCTCCGGCAACACGTCAACCATTGCCACCCAGGCAACGAGCATAGGTGGTCTCAACGCGCAGTATACCGTGAAGGTGGACGTGAACGGTCACGTCGCCGGCTTCGGGCTCGCGAGCACGCCTATCAATGGTGTGCCGACATCAGACTTCACGGTCGTAGCTAACAGGTTCTCGATCATCGACCCAGGTAACGGGCTGGCTGCACCCACGGTTCCCTTCACGGTATCCGGCGGTGTCGTCTTCATGAGCAACGTCGTCATACAGAACGCCAACATCCAGAACATGACGATCACCAAGTTGACCCAAGGCTCGCTCAACGCCGACATGAACATCGGCACGGGGCGCATCATCTGGGACAACGGTGCGTTCATGAAGGTGGCTGGCGTAGGCTTCGGCAGCGCCAACCAGTTCATCGAATGGTTCGGTCCCCACATGGCGATCACCTCATGCAATGAGGCTAACGCTATCTATTACCTGAAGACGACTGGCAGCGCCTACTTCGGCGGCACACTGCTGGCCGGCAAGCTCGCCAACTCGACTCAGGCGACACTTCTCACCTCGGCTAACTTAGCCACGCTCGGCCCATTCGCATCGAATGGCGGGCAGATAACGGTTACGACCTCGTACGTCTTCAGCGCCTCCAACATATTTGCGGCAGGTTCTGCTGGCGAGGCGGCGTGGGACGGCCAAGCCAAGGGCGATGCAAGCATCACCTTGGTACTCAGTCGGTCAGTCAATGGCGGAGCGTTCACGGACGTAGCCACGTACGGCGTCTCAGCTCCGGGTGGCGGAACCAGACCAACAAACATCGACTCAGGGGTCTACGGTCAAAGTGGATCAGGGTCGTGGACATTCACCGACAATGCTGGCAGCGCGCTGCCACACACCTTCAAGGTGCGCATCAGTGTGTTCTCCAACGTTCTTAGCACAGTCAATACAAACACCATCGCAGTTCAAACAGTCGAATAGAGAGGAAACATGGAACAAAAGATAACCGCCACAGCACAGCTCGCTCAACTCGAGAAGGCACTGCTGCAGGCGTTCGTAGACAAGCACGACGCAGACGCAAAGGTGCGGGCAGCCGACGAGAAGATCCTCGGCATCAGAAACCTGATGTCGGGCGTTCAAGTGGGCCAGCAGCTCCAGCAGGAGATCACTGCGGCTACACCCGCACCATAACAACCCGAGGGCATCATGCCGTCTGCAATCACAAACGCCGACCTCGCACAGAAGATCAGTGACCTGATCGACATGTGGCGAACGCGCGAGCTTCAAATGTCCGCCTGGATCTCCGGTGCAGCCGGCGGCGGTGACCACAGCAACGGCACGTACCCCCTCTCGGACTACCTTGGCAACGTAACCTACGAACCGTCCCCCGCTCAGCTCGCATCAGGAGTCGTGGGGCCGGTGGCTGACTCCACGGCACAGGCTGTGGCGTCCGCTGCGTCCGCTGTGGCTGCGTCGGGATCACAGTCAGCTGCACAGACGGCACGCGATCTTGCCCTGTCGTATCAGACTGGCGCCCAGGCGGCGCGGGATCTATCTCTCAGCTACAGAAATCAGGCCGCTGACGCTGCGGCTAATGCCCTGGCGTCCGCTGGTTCGGCCTCCGGTAGTACTGCGGCTGCCGCCACCAGTGAAGCCAACGCGGCTGCATCTGCAACTGCAGCCGCCGCTTCAGCTGCAAATCTGTCCACTTCGGTTACGGCTGCAGCTGGTTCAGCGTCTGCCGCAGCGACTTCGGCTGCCGCTGCCGCGACGTTCAACCCCGCCAACTTCCTACTGCTGAGCGGAGGCACTATCAGCGGCCGGCTCTACCTAAACGCACCGTCTGGAGCGTCGGCCATGGCTTGGGTTCAGCCTGGGCAGGGAACGGATCAGAAGAAGTGGCAGATGTATGCCAACGGTTTGGTCCTAAATCTGACGTCACTCAATGACGCCGAAAACGTAGAACATGGAATTCTCAGTGTGCTGCGCGGTACGGGTATGGCTGTATCAAGCATTGCTCTTGGTAATCTTACTGACCTTCCCGCAGTTAACATCCAAAGCAGACTGATGACGGTCTCTTTCAGCAACCAAACTTTCAGCCCAACAGGCGCATCCGCGCTTCTGCTAGACAACGCCGCCGCCTCAGGTCAGACGCCAATTGATTTCCACATGAACGGAGTGCTAACCGGGAGAATCAGGAATGACTTCGCAGGCAACATTAACTATGTTTCCATGGCATCAGGTGCGCATAACTTCTTCTCTGGTGGGGACGCCGGTGTTGGCAACGTAACGTTCTCCGTCTCAGCGGACGGACATGCTTCTCTATACCCTAACATATGGCATACGTCACAAGTTGACCTTGTTCCTAGAATGTTCTTCGGGCTAAACGCCACTACCTACTACAACTCGGCCACGGGTCACGAGTGGAGAACTAGCACCAGCACGGCGATCATGTCGTTGAGCAGCGGCGGCTTTCTGGGATTGGCAGCCACTGGCGCAGGGCTCGGAGTTGGCACACTAAGTGGGCTAGGAAAGTTAGCAGTCGCCAGCACATCTGGCAGCTTCGGTGGCGTAGCCGCGTGGAACAGCAGCTCCAGTATATTTGGACCTAACGTTGGTTCCGGCACAGGGGCCGCGCTTGGTTTGGGGTATGACGCCAGTATAGACAACGCCGTGATCCAAGCCCTGGCCCCTTCAGTTGCGTGGAAGGGACTAACAATCTCTGCCAGCCAGATTCTGTTCGCCGTTAACGGGGCCACCCGGAGTTCGATGCTGTATTTCGTCGGGGGTCAAGGGAGTGGGCGCGTCATCGTCCAGAACGGCGGCTCCGCTGCCGGCACCGCCGAAGGCGACATCACACTCATCTGGTAACCCATGGCATCATTCAACATCTACGCCTCCGGTGCGAACCGGACTTCGCGCCCGTGGATCTATTCCTCCGGCGCCAACAGACAGGTTAAACAAGCCTACGTGTACAGCGGCGGTGTCAACCGGCTGGTGTACTCTGCAACCTTCATCTTCACGGTCAACGCAGGAAGTAGTGGCACCGTCATCGGTTACCACGCATCCCCGTCGTTAGGTTCCCTAGCGCCCACCAATGTTCTCCCCGGTGGGCAGACCATCACGACACTGCAGAGCACCTCAACAAACTCCACGCTGATCATCAGTGGCTTCTCAGCTGATCCAGGGAGTGCGTTCTTCACCACCCTAGTCTCCAACTCACACACGCTGACGTCCGCCTCCGCTTCCTACTCATACGGCAGCGGGGTCGCCTCGTGGACCTGGGCGTCAACCCTCACGTACGTCTCTGGCGGCGTATACCCATCAACCATAAACTTCTAATGTCAACATGAACATCCCCGATCTAGTAGTCAAGACCTGTGTCGGCGTCGCCTGCACTGCGCTCGTGGCCCTCGGGACGAGCGTGATCGGGGACTCCCGCACGAACGCCACCCAGGACAAGGACATCGCCTCACTGGTGGCGAACCAACAGACCACCACAGAAACACTGCAGCGCCTTGACGAGACCGTTCGGTCACTCGACAAGTCCGTCGCTGTATTGAATCAGGAGCTGAAGGATGGCAAGCGGTAAAGGCACCGACGGTCAGTTCGGCGACCTCCACGCCCTCGTAGCTGAATCCCTCATTCAACAGATCACCGCCTGGAAGGCTGGCTGTCTGGTGGAGATGGACGGCGAAGGGGGGTACGTGAGGGTCTTCCCACCGGCCCTCCTCGCCCAGGCGATCAAGTTCCTCAAAGACAACGGCATCGACCAGCCGGCCCGCCAGGGCAACAAGGTTGACACTCTGAAGAAGGCGATGCCCGACTTCAGCGACGACAACATCATCCCAATCAGAAAGTAAACACCATGGCCTACACCAAGACAGCCGGCATCGCCACGACCGGCCTGACCGCATCGACGACTCTCGCTACCCACATTGCTGGCATCGAAGCCGCAGCCGTCGCCGGCCGCAACAAGAGCAACCACGGAGAAGTTGAGCGCCTCCTGACGGCACTCACCGTGGTAGCCGATCTCGTCCGCGTCCTTCACCTGTAATTCAACACGCCCGGTGGATCATCACCGGGCCGCTTGAGGAGTTCCTTTGGTTTACGAATTCGAGTGCCTGAAGGGGCACGTCTCAGAAGCCATTGTCCCCATGGGGACCAAGACGTGGCTCTGTGAAGTTTGCATCGCTGAGATGCGCGCCACCCACGAGAGGTTCCCCGACAACATCGGTGCATGGAACCCCACGGCCAAGCGCATTCTCTCCCCCACCCGTACCACTTTCGTCTTCGCTGACACACACCGGAAGGTCTGAATGAACAGATACCACAAGACTCCGGTCTGCCATTGGATGCCCCGCAGCCCTTACCGGCTCGTGTGGGACGTGGTGCGGTTCGCTTATCAACACCGGAGGTAAACCCATGGAGACCCCGGAGGTCACCCAGGTATACCCCGAGTGGGTCTCCACCGAATCAGAGCAGCGCATCCACGACGACTTCGTGATGTTCGTCTGGTTGATTTGGCGGCACCTGAAGCTGCCAGTCCCAACGAGACGGCAGCGATCCCTAGCTCGATATCTACAACACGGCCCCCGCCGCCGAATGCTCCAAGCGTTCCGTGGCATTGGCAAGACGTGGCTCACCTGTGCGTACGCCCTCTGGCGCCTGTACAGGAACCCCAACGAGCGCGTCAAGATCGTCTCCGCTAACGAGGACAAGGCGACAGAGAACGCCGTCTTCATGCGCCGGCTGATCGAAGAGGTTCCCGAGCTGCAGTTCCTGCGGCCACGTGGCAACCAGCGCGACAGTGTGCTGACGTTCGACGTTGGTCCCTCTGATGCCCACCCCACTCCATCCATCTCGGCTGTCGGTATCACCGGCCAGCTGACCGGTGGTCGAGCTACGATCCTGATCTCTGACGACGTCGAGGTCCCGAAGAACTCCTACACGGAGACCATGAGGGAACGCCTCGCTGAGCTGATCAAGGAGTACGACGCGCTCGTAGTCCCCGAAGGCTTCGACATCATCTACCTGGGCACGCCCCAGACTGAGCAGTCGATCTACAACGTGGTCCGCACTCGCGGCTACGACTGTCGCATCTGGCCTGCCCTATATCCAGATCGAGCCCTGGTCGAGAAGTACGACGGTGCCCTGGCCGAAGACATCATGGCCGAACTGACGGCCGGCGCTAAGCCCGGTACGTCAACTGACCCCGAGAGGTTCTCCGACCTGGACCTTGCTGAGCGTGCGGTGTCCTACGGGCGCAGCGGGTTCCAGCTACAGTTCATGTTGGACACCTCTCTCAGCGATGCCCTCCGGTATCCGCTGAAGCAGGCCGACCTGATCTTCTTCGACTGTGCCCGCGACGATGCCCCGGTACGCCTAGCGTGGACCTCAGATCCCCGCAACGCGGTCATAGACATACCCAACATAGGCTTCAGTGGCGACCGGCTGTACAGACCGCTGCATGCCTCTGAGCAGCGCGAGAAGTACTCCGGCAGTGTCCTTGTGGTTGACCCATCGGGGCGCGGCAAGGATCACACGGCGGTAGGCGTGTTGAAGGAGGCAGCCGGCCAGCTGTACCTGACAGCCCTCAAGGGGTTCAAGGGCGGATACGAGCCGGCGACCCTCCAGGCCATCGCAGATCTCGCGAAGGAGCAGAAGGTCAACCACTGTATCGTCGAGTCCAACTTCGGCGACGGCATGTTCCAGAAGCTGCTGGAGCCCTACCTCGTTCGTACCCACCCGGTGACGGTCGAGGAAGTGCGGGTCAACACGCAGAAGGAACTGCGGATCATCTCCGACCTTGAGCCCATCCTCAACCAGCATCGTCTCGCCGTTGATGGCGCGGTGCTACGTGAGGACGCCCAGCTCGCCACGGATGAACCCAAGTACTCCTTCCTGTACCAGCTCACCCACCTGACGAAAGCCAGGGGCGCACTGAGGCATGACGACAAGATCGATGTGGTGGCCCTAGGCTGCCGCTACTTTCGCGACGCCATGGCTATCGATCACGCGAAGGCCGAGTTGGCCCACCTTGAGAAGCTGCGTGACAAGGAGTTCCGTGACTACGAGGATGCAGTCCTCGGGAAGCACGGCAGGCGAGCCCAGAGGTTCGTCAACAGTGTCCCTAAGGTGCTACGGCAGCGTCACCGAGGGATGAGATAAGGCCCCGCGACACGACGGCTTGTTGGAAATGCTTCCGTACCCCACCGGGGGAATCGGTGGATAACCAAGCCGCCGTGTCGCTGCCTACTTACACACTCAAGAGTCAGCCCCGCATAGCAGCGTCAGCCCAACATAGGACGCCATTGTGGCTTACACAGCGATCCTTTGGTGAACCTGAGGTTGGCGACGGTGCATCTGCGTGGCACTTAAACGGGCGTGTGTGCTTCTGTCCGCCAGGGTTCGACTTGTCGCGAACGAGATCTTCACTGGTGGAGCCGCCGAAGCTGACAGAACCCCCGCCGTGGCTCTGTGGCAGTTCCTCTTCCTTCACGTAGTGGCAGTCCTTCTGCTCAAACCCGATGGGTATCAACTCCCGTGGAACCAGCTCCTCCTCCTGCTTCGGTGACACCGGGGCGCAGGCTGTGTTCCACCCCACGAACAGCACGGCAATCAATGTAGTACTCCTAATCACTTTCAGGCTTTCCCGCATGGTAATTCTTCCTTGTAGAGACTAAAGACCCGACAGCGGGAGAACTGTACCTCGGGTGGTAGTTATTCGCTACCACCTGCCCTGGTCGTTTAATTGGACACCCCTGCACCTCGTTGTAGGGAGTTCAATGCGGAAGTACCCAGGACGGCATCGTGCCGTCATTACTGCTTTGCGAGACGCGCGGATCGCGAAGGGTGTGTCCCAACGGGCGCTGTCGGGGACACTCGGTGAGGTGTCGAATTACATCAACATGATCGAGAAGGGCCAGCGCAATGTCCTGGCCGAAGAGTTCATTGAGATCTCCCTGGCATTGGAGCTAGACCCGCTCGATGTGCTGCGAAAGGCCCTCCGCAGGTAAGCCTCAGGGTTTGCCTCTGTGCCGCTTCAGGAGGTTCTTCAGGCGACCGTCAGGCGGGCCAGGGTTAGCCTTAGGCTTTGCCTCAGGCGGGCCTACGGGCTCCTCCAGGCGTCTGAAGACACCCGACTGCGAGTGACTGCGCTTGTAGCGCTCCTTCAGGCGTAACCGGGCGATCACCGCGGCGCGCCTACGGTTCGCTGTGGCGTCGTTGTCGTCCTCTTTGGTCATCCGCACCTCCGTGCTAGTGAATCCATATCAGGGGAAAGCTGAAGGAAAGGTAAGCCTTTGGTCTGTCGTGCAGCAACAAGACCAGCGAGTACTTAAGAGTTCTTTTGCTCCTCCACGAATGGAGAGGCTCCACATACGGCGATCACTCCATAGCCGCTACATCGACCATACCTCAACCTGAAGTCAGCCTGTGGGGCTCCTCCGGCTGAACGGCGGGCTTTGCCTCAGGTGGACCTGCGGTGGATGTGCGGAGATTGAAGCCCCTATTCTCCGCTTCGGCCCGTTTTCAGAAAAATCACCGAGGGGGTTTGGCGACTGGCCGATGGCATTTTCCCCCATGCCGGCCTGCCTGGACCTAGGCGAGCCATGGTGACCGGTCGGGCTCTCCTGCCGGCCAGCGCAGGCGGATTTGCGCGTGCATATAGATACGGTATCTCCATCGACCCACATGCAATCAATGGGTTAGCACATGCGTGTGCCATGGCGTGCCCACGGGTACACCTCAGGCACACCTGTGGATTGGCCTATGGATGCAGTGCGGGCACACCTCAGGCGTACACACGCGCTCATTTCACACGCGATAACGCCTGCACACGCTCGGCCGTACGTTTCCGCACTCGCTTGCGGGTATCTGTTTTTTTCAATCTCAGCCCTACAGCTACACCTCAGGTACGCCATAGGTACGCCTACGGGTCGCGCGCACGCGTTCATTCCAACTACACCGCTACTGCACTACCGGTACACCTCAGGTCGCACTGCAGGCTTCTGATAAGCGCTAGCCGCAAGCGCACTCAGGAGCAACCATTGGCGTGCCATCGGCGATCTTTGCGACCCACATCACACTTATTTGAACATTCCACATGTGGAACGCTTGACACCAGTGGATCTACTGCATTAGTGTTGCGACTCGGGACTGCAAACCGGCCCGGACGACACCGGGGCAGGTAGCGGACACAGATAGGCGACGGACGGCACGCTTAGTGATCCACCGGCAAAGAGGCTAACGGCGAGCCGCACAAGTGCGAAGCGTCGAGGGTAGAGAACAGCGACTCAACACTGTGCGGCCGGCGCACTGAGCAACTACCAAGCGGAGCGGGTAACCGCACACATCGTAAAGCGCTGCACTGTGTAGCGTTTCATCATGTGGAGAAATCAAATGTTAGTAGCCGTATGGATGCTTGTGATCGTTTCTGGAACCGTCATTGGCCGCGCTGTCACGCGTTGCATCTTCGCCTGATAGATCCACTACTGGAGTCACTGCACATGACACACACAGAGCTTGTATCGGCCGTCCGCGCGCTGGGCATGACGGTACGTTGGACTGGTGATGACTACCGCGTGAACCACCGCAATGGACGTGAAGCCACTGCGTATTACACCGACTCGCGTGATGACGCGCTCGGCACGGCAAAGGCAATGAGCGAGAGGGCGCCCACATGATCGTTATCGAACACACATCGTTTGTTGACCGCATAGATTTCTGGGCTGATTGGTACGCGCTCACCGGCGTGTGGCCTATCCCGTCTAGGAGCGCATTTCTGCGTCGCCAAGCTGATTGACGCTCTGAGAGTGGCTGCCTGCCGGCCACTCAATTGATCGCCAATTTCACACTTCGGAGTTTTCTATATGCGCAAGCCAAACGGCATTGTGTTGTTTCAAGGCGCCAGTCTGATCGATGGCAAGCAGATTGTAGTGATCGCCACTGGCATCACGCGCGGCTCCACAAACAGTAAAACCGGCGACATGCTCCAGACGTACATTCTGTGCGCCGATGTCCAGCCATTGGATGCTCTCAAATCCGGTGCGGACGCTTCCATATGTGGCTCGTGCCCACATCGGGGCGCCGGTACAGGCAAAGGCCGGACCTGCTACGTGGACGTAGGTCGCGGCCCGCTAGCTGTCTACCGCGCGTGGAAACGTGGCACGTACCCGATTGCAGCGGCGCATGAGATCTACGCTGTAGGCGCGCGGCGGGTGGTTCGGCTCGGCACATATGGAGACCCTGCAGCGGTGCCCACGTACGTTTGGGAACGCCTGACGCGCGATTGTGTTGCGCACACCGGCTACACACACCAGTGGCGCACGTGCGACGCGTCGCTGGCTAACCTGCTAATGGCTTCAGCTGACAGCGTTGCGGACGCTTCCGAGGCACATGCGAAAGGCTGGCGCACGTTCCGCGTTGCCATGCCTTGTGACGCGCCACGCGTAGCTGGCGAAGTCGCTTGCCCAGCGTCCGCAGAAGCTGGAAAGAAGCTTACGTGCGAGCAATGCCGTGCGTGCGGTGGTGCTGGAACGGGACGTCGCGGCTCGGTAGTGATCCAAGCGCACGGTGGCTTCGCTGTCATGGCACACGTGCGCCGCAACGCTGCACTAGTGGAGTCTGTGCGCGCGTGATGTGAGTGTCGAAACGGCCCGCGTGGGTCGTCGTATGTCGGGTGGCTCCCGCATGCCTGAAGAGACAAGCCAATCAAACATTCCGAGGAGTACGTCATGTCAATTTATCGCCTGTCTGCCGAATACCGCGCCGCTGTCACTGTCGCCAATGCCCAGCGAGCCAACATGCGGTTCCGCGTGGGTACGTTGGACAACGTCACAGGCGTTCCCTGCGTGATCCGTACGCGGCATGAGGTGCGCTCATGAGTGCGCGTGAGGGAGTCGCCGCGTATTGGGCACAGCTACAGCGCACATCGTCCGACGTAGTGAACACAACACACGTAACGCTCGGACGCCTATACGGACAGTTTGGGCGCGACTCTGTCGACGCTGAGATTGATACGCACGTTGCCCGCGAGCGCGCTGAACAAGCTCTCCGCGACGCTGAGACTGTGCGCGCGTTCTACGCCAGCTACGGCATCACTGCAGAGGTGCGCTCATGAGCATCGTCAAAGCCACGCGTACGCATTACGCGATGCTGCAACACAAGCAGTCACCCGACCGCATACCCCTCGACTACACCGTCGGTGCATCCAACGGCGACGTCATACAGGCGTTGCGCTTGTGGGTTAAGGCGTCCACCAACGGGCAACGAAAGGCCGCTCTGACGCGCGTTCAGAACGTTCTGCAGGCTATGTGGCCGGAAGCCAAACACATCGCGTGTGTGTTTCCTGATCGTACGTGGGCAGCTGAGGTGATTGCAGACAGTAGCGGACGTTGGTCCGGTAATGGGCTGCGCTTTGGTACTCAGTTGCAAGCTGAAGCCTACGCGCGCGACCTCTACTCACGTTGGACGTTGGTCACTGAGTTTCGCGCCACTCCAACCTATGACCCGCTGAACGCTGTCTGGAATAGCACCACAGGCGTCATTCACCTCTGAAGACCCACCATAGGGCACACCTCAGTGTGCCCGTTAGTGCGCCTTCCCGCGCCACGTATCAAACCTGAGGTTTCCCAATGTACGCACGCTATAAAGCGTCCGCGACGCTTGAGTCCTTCATTCGCCAATCGGCCGGTAGCTTCTACACCTCACCAGACGCACCACAGACGTGGGACTCATTGCGCGCCTATCAGCCTACTGACGCGCTGCCCATATGGGACGGGGGCTGCGCTCAAACCATCTACAGCTCACCGGTAATCAACTACGCGTTCCGCGCGTGGCACGACCGTATCCACATCGCGCTAGGCGCGCCATTCAACCGCGCTGGGGAGCGTGCGGTAGCACGTGAACATCTCAGGCAGGCAAACCGTGTGCGTCTGCCTATAGGCGACCTACGCGCGCTATGGGCTGACGTCTGGGGGCAGTTCCTCTACTCAGAAAACCATGCCGGCGAATTCCCCACGGATCAATCCGCCTTTGTAACCGCAGCTCTAACGCTCGGGATCAATTTCGCATCACAACTCGATTTCTAACGGAGCATCAAACATGCAAGCCATCATCCAAGTTAAATCGTTCTCTGGTCTCATCGCCTACACCAGCGCGTACGTCAAAGGTGCAACGTCGCTGGCACTCACTGAGCGCACGTTGCGGGAGCACGCGCGCAAGTACACCCGCAGCCAGCTGATTGAGCAGGGTTATCACTACACGGCGGACTACGCGCGTGAAGACTCTGGGACGGTGCTGCACTCATGAGGTTATTTCACGTCTTCTTCTGCGGGCTTTGCCTCGCGACCCTCGTCCTCTGCATGTTGGGAGTGATCACCTAAGACTCACTGAGAGCGCATGCCCGCGATGCGCTCAACTGTGCGCCTTCCCGCGACACGCATCTGAGGTTTCCCCATGGTTCCCCATTCCGTCCGCCTATGCGCGGCTGCGGTGGCTTGCGCGTGCGCGCTGGTATCACCTCGGGCTGCTGCTGAAGACTTCGCCAGCGTCGACGTTGCTGCTACTCAGGCATTGCGCAGCGTAATCAACCTGACCGATTGCCGCGAGTACGCAGGCGCGATCATTGAGCAAGCTGGCGTGTACACCTACACGACACCTGTCGCGAGCCACAAGGACACCTTCACGCTACGCCTGACGCTCACGCGCGGCATGCATCTGGCCGCAATCTATCACACACACCCGCGATGCAACGCGGGCGCTGAAACGCTTGTTTTCAGCCCAAACGACGTGACTGTTGCAAAGCAATTGCACGTGCCTTCTTACATCGGCGCTGCGTACGACCATTCAGTACGCCGCTTCGATCCTGCGACGGACAAAACCGTCGACTACACACCACCGGGTGAGCGCGAGGCGTTCGGCCGGTCATCTTTCGGAACACTAGTCTCAACACTGTGAGGACATCATGGAAAACGCACCTTTTCACGCTTGCCGTGCCGACGGTTCCAACGTTTGGGAAGTTTGGCAGCGGGGCTCAAACCAGCGCTTGGGATCGTCCATGAGCGCATACGCCGCGTCAGACCTTGCCACCACACTCAACCGCGCATGCGCCGAATGGGCTGCACGGCTGATCAACACAATCGACGCCTGAGGATTCAACCATGGAAAACATGACAACCAAGCTCTCCGGCTTTTACGTCGAAGGCAAGTACTACGGGACCAAGTTTGCGCAGGCAGCTGGGCGCGCGGCGTTCCTGGCTGCTGAGCACAAGCGGGGCATTGACATCAACTTCTGTGATCACCTTGGGCGAGAGGACGTCAAGCTGACTGTGTTCCCGTATCGCGCCCCTGAGGCACGCATGACAGCCCCTGAGGCACGCATGACAGCCCCTGAGGTGAGCGCAGCGTGGAACCTCGGGCCGATATGGTCGCCTCGCGAACTGGCGGAGATGGCTGCGTGGGACCAAACATGTCGCAACCCTGCCTGTATCCCTGGCCGGTTGTGCCACACATGAGCAACCCCAACACACCGCTCGCAAGGGCGCTCAAACGGGCAAGTGGCGCGCTGATTCTACAGCGGGCCCGCTACCGGATGTCACAGGCTGAACTGGACCTGATCGTACTGGTCGCTGAGATTGAGCGGCTGCGTTCGGCTCAAGGTCCATGCCCTGCCTGTGGGACCGTGTGGGGTGCGCCATGAGCACCCGTGTCGTCCCTGCCCGCCCTGCGTTCCTAACACCTGAGGACGAAGCCATAGCAGACCGTCTGCCGGCATCACGTCGCTGGGTGTGGCACTCGATGACCACCGAGGAGCGCAACAAGGAGGGGAAATTCTCGGGGCTGAGACTGGCCCGCAAGTTTGCAACAGATGAGGTGATCGAATGAGCAAGGGCAAAACGTGGCGCGGGTTCGACTACAACACCCGTAAGGAAGTCGTGAAGACTCGCGAGGAGTGGCGCGCGGATATCCAGCTGGCATTCGAGGCCGGTGGGCGCAAGGTTCGCGTGCAGAGCGGCGACCTACTTATCCTCGTGCCGTGCATGGGCACGCACAAAATCATCGCGGAGGTCTACGACAGAGAGTGAGACGGCTGTCCAAGAAACGCCGCTTTCATGGTTTTCTCGATGGCTGTCGAAGATTTGCGACAACGCAAGTTGGGCAGCATAAGACAGCGCTAAGCTATTCAACATTAAGTCGCCGCGAGTTAATTGCCAGTGGTCACTGGCACCTCGGCGCACGGGGAATGCCGGCTCCGATAATGCCGGCGGAGTAGTGGAGACGATGAACAGGTTCACATTTGCTGTTGACAGGGCGGAAGGGTTCCAAGGGCGGCTGCGGGACCGTTGGAGTATCACGCACAATGACTGTGCTAAGGTATCGTTTACAGAGGTGGATTTGATCCTCTTCGGTAGGCGTTTTCTTTTGGCTATCAGGCAGCGGAAAAAGGTCCGCTAAAGGCTGTAACCGTGACCCCGACAGAACAACCAAAGTCGAACTTCCTGGCTGCTGGAGCGCTGCTGAGCGCGCTGGAGCCCGTCGTTGAAGAGTTCGGCACAAGCACGCCATTGACCTACGTGATTACGTTTCTACACGTTGTCGCGGCCGGGTCGGCGGGTATCGATCAAGGGGAATTGGGCAAGAAGCTGGACACATCGGGGCCTGCTGCGGTGCGCGCCGTGCAGGCTTTGAGTGACTGGTCCTGGGTGAAGGGTGATGACGCGCAGAAGCAGCCCGGTCTCGGGCTGGTGAAGAGTGAGACAGACCCGCGTGGTGACGCTCGTCGCCGCGTCGTGTCTCTGACCAACAAGGGCGATAAGCTGGCGCAGAAGATCGCCGCCAAACTGGAGCGCAGGAAGTGAGGCGATTGCATTGGGAGATATGTTTGGGAGTGCTGGTGTTTGGCGGGGCTATCCTCGCCGGCATCGGCGTGGTCTCACACAGTGGTGAAGCGTTGATCATTGTCGCAGCATGTTTCTGCGGCTGGAGGACAACCAAGTGAAGCTATTCAAACGTAACGGGTTCTGGCACTGCGAATTCAAGGACGCCACACGTCGCCTCAGGTTCTCCTCAGGTATCACCTTGAGTGAGCCTCGGGAAACAGCTGAGCGTGCCGCGTCGGAGAAGCTGCGTAAGCTCCTCACAGGTACGGGCGGCGCGCCTCAGGCTGCCCGCAGTGTTGGGAAGGTGTTCAACCTCGCGGAAGCGTTGGAGCGCACGCTGAACAACCATTGGGCTGGCACGCCGTCCGAGGGGCAGATCAAGTTTGTGGTTCGCCGGCTGGAACGTGAGATCGGGCACTGGCTGCTGACTGAGATCGACTACAGGAAGCTGAAGGAGTACGCCGACGGGTGCATCAAGCAGGGCAAGAAGCCAGCCACGGTGAACCGCAGGATGTCCGCGATGAAGGTGGCGCTGCGCGATGCGTGCCGCATGGGTGACCTCACGGCGATGCCGATGTTCCCCTCGCAACTGCCTGAGAACAACATCCGCGAGCGCTACCTGTCCGCCGAGGAGGAGCAGCGGGTGCAGGCGTACCTGGGCAAGCGGGTGGCCGTCGAGCTGATCGAGGGCGGCGACGACTGGCAGTATCTGGCGAACCTGTTCGTGTTCCTGATCGACACCGGATGTCGACTTGGGGAGGCCCTGAAGCTCCCCGACTGCGACGGGCGGGTGGCCCACCTGAAGACCGGGACTACCAAGTCCGGACGGGCGCGGGTGGTGCCACTGACGGCGCGGGCGGGGGCGGCGATGGTTGCCATGCTGGCGAGCCCGCTCCACGGGAAGGTGGACGACAACTTCATTGGCCGGCGCTGGGGCCGGGTGCGCGTGGAGTGCGACATCCGCGATGTGAACATTCACATCCTGAGGCACACGTGCGCGTCCCGGTTGCTGGCAGCCAAGGTGGACCTCTACACGGTCTCCAAATGGCTAGGCCACAGCTCGGTGAAGGTCACTGAGCGATATGGGCACCTTGCCCACGGTGCGCTGGAGCAGGCCCTGGCGGCGCTGGTCCGGTCGCCGGTTGCAGTGACTCCACTCGTGGATGTCTCGGTTGGCACACAACCTGTCCACTTGTGAAAGTAATCTAGTGAGCTTGGCACGCTGGCCGAAGCTAAGTTGCTGATAAGATTGAGATTGGGTGGTGCGAAAGGAGGGACTCGAACCCTCCTGCCGCCCTAATAAATCAGTGACTTAGACGGCTGGCGTGCCACCGGGGCACGCATTCTGCCACGCGCGCCACCCTGTGGCACGCATCAATCCAACTTCGGAGCACCTCAATGACCCCTGAAGAAATTCAGGCAGCGCTCGCGGCTGCCCAAAAGCTTTTCCTCCACGCCGACTGGCTGGCCGATGGCTACAGCGGCAACAACCCCGGCAAGCAACGGCGGCTCGACGAGAACGCGCTGCGGGCACGCCGCGAGGTTACCCGCCTGCTCGCCCTGGTCCGCGACTGTTTCACTGGCGAGTCACGAAAACCGCCACCCTCGTATACCCCCGTGGTGTTCACCCTAAGTACTACACCTGAGGTTTAACCACATGACTGACCTGATGACCAGACAGGCCGAACTAGAGTCCGACTCAGTGCTCCTCGGCCAGCACCGCTACGCCGCCTCCCGTAAGAACCAAGGTGAATCAGCTACATCCCCTGGAAAGTATCAGACCCAGGAAGCGCTCCCCGCCCTCGCCCAGGCTATCGAGCTGTTCGTTGAGCAAGCAGCGAAGCCCGATGTAGCCGGCCGCAAGCATCGCGCGTTGCCCTACCTGCTGCACATCCTTCCAGAGCAGGCAGCCTACCTGACCATCCGCTACGCCATTGACGGCGCGGCGGCGAACCAGAAGATCAACACGTTAGCTCTGGCCTTAGGCTCCGCGGTTGAGGACCACATCCATCTCTTGAAGCTCTCCGAGCAGGAGTTCACCGGAGCGGATGGCGAGGTGCGCACGGGGGGGCTCTATCGCAAGGTGATGGAGCAGGTCAAGAAGGCAACCAGCGAAAGGCACCGAAAGGCGGTGCTGCGCCACGTCGTCGCCAAGTACGCCGTAGACACTCTGGACTGGTCGGACACCGACAAACTACACCTAGGGACCAAGCTGGTCGAGCTGCTCGACGAGACCAGTACGCTTGTGACTCTCCGCAGGGACACCGAAGGACACCACAACACGCCAGTGAAAATTGTCTTCACAGACGAGGCCCAGGCATGGTTCGACCAGTCACACGACCGCGCCAGTACGTGGAGCCCCGTCCATCTGCCGATGATCGCCCCGCCGCGCGACTGGCACATCGAAGAGTCCACCACCCACATGCCGGCGGACGGCGTCGGCCCATCATTGCTGCGCAAGCGGATCGTGGGCGGCTACATCACACGCGCTATCCGTAGAGCCAACATGGTTCAGTCCCGCCTACCTGGGGGGCTCGCCCGCATGGTTAATGCGGGCATGCAGAACGTGTTTGACGCCGTCAACGCAACCCAACGGACACCCTGGAGGATCAACCGCCAGCTACTCGCGGTGATGCGCGAGGCACGCACGGGTGGGGACAGGTTCCAATCATTGTTCGTTGAGGCCGACCTGCCGCTGCCCGCGCGACCAGCGGGTGTCTCACTTTCCATTGGTATGGATCAGCTCACCCTGGATCAGCGGGAAGCGCTGATGTCATGGAAGAGGGACGCCGCCCTAGTGTACGAATCAAATGCTCGGCTGCGAAGCAAGCGCATTGGAGTGGCACAGAAGCTTTGGGTGGCTAACAAGTTCGTAGATGAGGCTGCAATCTACTTCCCGCACTATCTCGACTTCCGGGGGCGTATCTACCCATTCGCTTCGTACCTGAATCCTCAGTCAAGCGACACGGGACGCGCGCTGTTGGAGTTTGCGGAGGGTAAGGTACTTGGGGAGAGGGGGCTGTTCTGGCTCAAGGTCCACATCGCGAATCTCTTCGGTGTAGACAAGGTGAGCTTTGAGGAACGAGTCAAGTGGGTTAATGGAAATCTGGAAGCGCTGCTGGATAGTGCGGCCCTCCCGCTCGACGGCATGCAGCTGTGGGTTACAGCTGACAGCGGTAAGAACAAGTGGCAAGCGCTGGCAGCGTGTATGGAATTGGCAGGCGCGCTGGTTGCGGGGCGCGCATACGTGTCGCATATGCCAATCGCAATGGACGGTTCGTGCTCCGGCCTACAGCACTACTCCGCGATGCTCCGCGATCCCGTTGGTGGCGCTGCAGTCAACCTCGTACCTCAACAGAAGCCCGGCGATATCTACACTGAGGTGGCTACACGCGCTCAAGCTTTGATTGATAGATCCACAGATGGAATGGCTGCATGTTGGAAAGGCGGCAAGGTGGTACGCAAGATAGCCAAGCAGCCAACGATGACACTCTGCTACAGCGCGACGGTGTTCGGCATGCAGTCCCAGATAGCGAAGGCTGTTGAAGGGCTGGGCGGCGCTGAGTACTTAGGCGGTGCCGACGTGCGGCCCTCCTGTGTCTACATGGCGGGCGTCATCTGGGACGCCATCGGTGCAACCGTGGTTGCTGCGAAGGAAGCAATGGGATTCCTAAAGGAGATCGCCAAGCTGGCGGCGGAGGCCGACATGCCAATCAAGTGGACTGCGCCATCTGGCTTCCTTGTGGAGCAGGGATACCGGGAGCCCATAGGCAAGCGCGTACATCTCCATTACAAAGGGATTGAGTTAAAGCTCATGCTGACGCGGGACGGAGACAAGCTCGCACGCAAGAAGCAGGTCGCCAGCGTGGCTCCTAACTTCGTCCATTCCTTGGACAGCGCGCACCTGATGGCAACAGTCAACCTAGGGACCGACAACGGGCTGACCCATTGGGCATGCATACACGACTCCTTTGGCGTACATGCGGCCGACGTCGACACACTGCACGCCTGCATCCGAGAATCATTCATCGAGCAGTACACCCCTGACGTACTGGCGCGGCTCCGAGAGGAGATCGTTGCCCAGCTGCCCGCCGAATTGGCTGAGAAAATTCCTGCGGTTCCACTGCAGGGCACTTTGGATCTAGCTGCAGTCCGCGACTCTGCCTACTTCTTTGCCTAATCAATCCACATGTGGAGTGTCTCCATGCGAAACAAGTACTTGAACAAGACCAACATGCTCAACGGCAACGCGGAGCAGTTCCGCGCCGTCCGCCAGCGGATGGATAGCGTCCCCTACCACAACGCCCACATGGAGGCCGGCTGCCTCGTCTGTCGTAGCGCGGTGCCGGGGCGCATCTGCCCGGACTGCTACGTCTGCATCGCCTGCGCTCCGGGGTGCGACGAGTGCGCACCCCTCAGACAGGGGGCCAAGTAAAAACCGCCACCCTCGTATTCCCCCTTCGTACAAACCCGAGGAACCGTCCATGAAAGGTTACAAAGCCCACACCGTGAGGGACCAGATCCGGTTCCTCGCGAACCCTGCCCGCCTCCGCCGCCCCGCCTTCGCAGTCATCAACAAGCT